TACTGCAAACGCCAAATCTGTTGAACCCCTTAAACTAAACAACTGTTTAAACTTTAAAACGTTGTCCGCATAAGAACTGTCTATTGATATTATACAAGTTATTAAACCCGCTTTATCATTTTGTTTTAACGTGTCTTGTAGACACTGTACCGTTTGCTCGTCATAAGTGCTTAAAAGTTCGTCAATTAGTAAAACCTTGTTGACAATCTCTCTAATATCGGTCACCGGCTCGGTACGTTGATTTCCAGACGTTTCTTGCTCTTCAACGACATCTTCTTCATCTTGGTCTTCCTCGCTCTGGAAAGCCTCTTCCTGCTCGTTGTCCGCTATCTGTGTATTATCTGTTGCAAAGTCGCTATTCTTAGCGGCTAATTCTAATCTTTCTCTTAATGATAGTGCCATACTTTAATCTCCCAAAACTCCTTTAATAATACTTGAAACAACACAGATTACAATACTTACAAAAATAGTTTGTAAAAACGTGAAATGAATATTGAAACATGAGAACAGAACCATTGTTAATAACGTGTTAATGACTAATGAAGTTAAACCTAATGTAAAAAGATTTAACGGTAATGAAAAGAAAGAAACTAGTGGCTTTACAACTTTGACTAAAACTGTATACCACAAGGCTAAAATTAAACCAGTTGTAATATTAGGAATCTGGAACCAACCCAAGAAATAGTCTAGCCCAAATAATGTTAATGCAATCGCTATAAATGTCATAATTTGATAATTCCTTTCTTTTTAAGAATAACAAACGTAACACCTGCAATGGCTATTACTGAAGCAACACCAATCGGTACAAAAATATTACCCTTATTTACTGTAACTGTCTTCTTTTCTTTCGGTGATAGTACTGCCTTAATATCATCTTCGATGGTCTCTGTTACAGGCAAATTATTTTTAAATGAGTCTGTATCGTCTTTATTAAGATTAAATACACCATTATCTAAACCTTTTGTTAATGCGTTACTTACGCTCTCTTGATTATTGATGTCCACTTTCTTTAGTGTGTCTAAATCAGTATAAACGGAATAGTTGATGGCAACAGGTGTCTTTAACTGTTCCTTTTCTTCCATCATAATCGTATTAAAACCATTCTTTGTAACGAAACGGTGTGGCTTTACGTACAGTGTGACTGTATGATAATCGCTACTAATTGAGCCAACTCTATAATCTTCTTCAATTTCTTTATCTATCAACCAACCAATACCTTGCTGTGACGACATCAAAACACCAATTTCTTGATTTGTGTTATTGTAAATTTTAATATCTACAGCACCGGTTGCGCTATCGCTCTCTAACGCCTTACGCTCAACATCTATTTTTACACCATCTGTTGGTATCTCAACATCTTCTGCATATACAGACTGTGTAAGACTAAAACATACAATTAGAGATATTAGTATTTTCTTAAACATACGTACTACTCCTTTACTACTTCATATATCAAAAAGGCTCTATGTTAAGAGCCTTGATTTTTAGACATGCATGATAGATACGCCGACTGTGATGAACACTGTATCGTCAACTGTGAATGTGTTATCTGCGTTCTTCTTTAATGTTTCAAACTTTAAGATGTGGTTGCCATCTTCTGAACCATACCAAACACGAATCTTATCATCAATATAGTTTGACAAGATATTTAATGTCTGGGCACCGAACTCGATAACAGTAGATGTATCACCTACGGCTTCGTCTAAGGCAACATCAATCGTGTCTTTATTTGTGTTCTTAAACTCAATCTTATCATCCTTAATATTTAACCAAATCTGATTGCTGTCCGGGCTTAATCGCATCATAGCCTGAATTGCATATCGGAAATCTTCAATATTGGCTGTAAAGCACTTTTCCGTAACTGCTGTATTCTTAAATACTGCGTACTCTAAAGGCTTCATATTCGCAACTGACACAAGGTGTAACACATCGTCTGCATTATAGAAACCAAAACGTGACTTATTATGAATAAGTGTAATCGTATCACCAGGCGCAAATTGGTTAAGTAATGTTGCAACCTGCGCAGGCTTTAACAGTACGCTAAAATCAACACCATCATAAGCACACTTCTTTTCAACAAGACCGAAGGTGTTAGTTGCAACGATATTCAATTCATTATCTTTTGCGATTAAATTTAAACAAGACGCCGGGTGATTTTGTAAAATACTATCATTAGATAATAGTTTAGATAAATCACTTAGTACCTTGATAAATTCAACTGCTGGTACTGTACCATATTCAACTGTCTTTGTGTCTGCTTTTGCGATAGGTGCGTCAATAACCGGTACCTTAAATTCTGATGAACCTGCCTTGATTGTTAAGATGTCATCAATTTCTAAGATTGTGCTGTTTTCACTTACTAGAATAAGACTTGTAACTGTCTTTAACTGTGTACCTGATAGACATAACTCAACTGGTGTTACATCTCCTTCTGTTACAAAATTCATTCTGCCAGACAATACGGCTGACGCTGAATAATACGCTAATTCAAGCGTCTTATTCTCGTTTACTGTCATAACTAATTGACTCGACAAATCTTTACCAACTGCTTTTGTAACTGTCTTTGCTAGATTGACAAACTGTGCTGTGTTTACTTTTAAAATCATCTTTTATTTTCTCCTTGAACTATATGAAATGCATGTTTTTTATTTGTATCTATATCGAAACTGAATAAACAGTTTTCTGGCGTTAATTCGCTATCTGATGAGGCTAATATGATGTTGATATGTGGGTTGCTTCTGCAATAATTCTTAAATGCGTCTTTAAACTGCGTTGCTTTTAGATTGGCATTAAGATTGTTCATTTTCTCATCTGGTTTATAACAGTCGATAACCATTAATAACTGTGTCTTTCTATCAAAAATCGTCTGTTTGTTAAACTCTGCTTCTGGCCTTGCCCACATTGCTTCAAGACATTGGTCCATTGTTACAATCATTACTGCTTCAGGTTGAATACCAGCATTAATTAAATGGGTTGCAAATACAAACGCATTTTTCTTGTTGGCCACTTCGTCTTTTGTGAATAATGCAACCCTAAATGTTCCATTGTTGGCTAGATATCTTCTGACCATTCTGTCTGCACCTTGATTGAATTTTAATTTGGCATACTGACCATAGCCTTTAAGATGTAGCAACGCTCGCCACTGTATAATGTTATCTAAAATATCTTCTCTAGCCATCTAACCACCAATCCATTTCACTAATATCTATCTCTCTATACTTCTGTTTTCTTGTTTCTTCTATAACATCTGCAAATTCACCATTGCTGATACGCATATCAATTACTGAAACGCTCCAGTCTGTTAGTTGCATACCTGTTTGTGCAATCACAACCATGATATCTCTGAAATGTTCTTCTGTCATCTGTCCAGAAACAACATATTTTGTGTATAATTCTCTTATTCTCTTCTTGGCAACTGCTATATTTGTGGTCTTATCTGTAGAACAAATAATTTTCCCTACAGTATTGGCGAATTGGTAAATGTTAGAACGTTTATCACTACAGGTATCTTCTTGAAAATCTCTTGTCTTTGCGTTTTGCAACAATGCCTCATCATTCGCAAACAACGATTTTTTCACTTGCTTTTCTAATTTATGTTTCATCAATCAAAGGCTCCTGCAAAGATATCCTCATCTTCATTCTCATCTTCAAACGTTTCAACGTCATCTGACCATAATGGCTTATCTTCTTCACTATTTTCCGTCTGTACTGTATTTTCACTCTCACCAAAGCCTTGTAGTTCTTCTTCATCTGTATTATCGAGAATTTGGTTCTTTGCCAACTCAATCGGGAACGACATATACTTACCGGTCTGCCCACCACGATTCTTTTCAAGTAAAACAGTCATTTTCTTTTCAATACTGTCATCATGCAAATCTCTATGTAATAGAATTGCTACATCACTATCATTAGCAATATCACCAGAGTCTTTAATGTCTGATAAGTGTGGCATAGGGTCTTCGTCACCTCTACGCTCACGATTAATCTGTGCAAGAACAACAACTGGTATACCCAAACGTCTTGCCATTACCTTAAAACTTCTTGATAATGTAGCCATCTCTTCTCGCTTACTACGCCCTGAAATAGAGATAAGTCCTAGATAGTCAATAAATAAGACATCTAAACCATCTGTCTTCTTTTTCGTATATGCTTTTGCTGTTATTTTACCAAGCGTTAAACCAGGCTCATCATCAATCACGACATCCCAGTTTTCAATATTGGCAAACGCTTGATTGATTTTTTCTCTTGCAAAATCATTATTAGACGCTCTTGTTGGTGACAAGTCATTTAAGAAAATATCATTACTGTATGCAACCATACGCTTAATAATGTCAACTTCATCAACTTCTAGCGATACGTACATTACTTTTTTACCAAGTGAGGCCGCATGGGCTGCCCAGTTCGTTGCCATGATAGTTTTACCAACAGAAGTTCGGGCCGCAATCGTGACTAACTGACCGCTACCGATACCACCATCTTTTAAGTATTTATTTAACTGTTTCCACGGTGATGGTACAACACTGACAACCGGTGCCTCTGGGTTTACAGCATCGTCTGCGATTTCTCTAAACTTAGATGTAAAAGATTCATAGGTCGTATTACTAATGATTCTTGTGTTGATATCCTCTAACGTTGACATCACACGAATTAAACCACCTGATACATCTTCTGCACCGTTCAGAATGTCCTCTGACGCTTGTACTACTTCACTGTTTACCTTTTTTACAACATCATAACGTTGTAGTTTAACAGCGGTGCCGGATAATGAGTTATAACAAGGTGAAACAATCGTAAAAATATCGTCTTGTGTTAAACTTTCATTACCTTGCCTTACAGCGTCTACAATATCATCAAGCGTTGCATTAACATTATCTTGTGCCTTTTCTTTTAGACAGTCCCACGCTAGTTCATATTTTTTACACACAAACTGGTAACCATCAAGAATCGCCATTACATTGATAATAACTGATTGCTCTTTTAACCCAGCCTGTATGAGTGATAGTTCTGTTTGAATTTGTTCTGCGTTTAATTCCATGCAATCACTCCTTGTTTCTCTGACAAATATTATTATACAAGAAATTAGACCGCTAATATAACGGTCTAACTATTTTTAATTAAATTTAAATCTTAGGCTTGCTTTTACTGGTATTTGTCTAGTATAAACATCATAAATATAAGCGTCTTTCAATGCTTGTGTATCAATGATTTCTTTATCATGTTCTGGTACATAAACAAACTTCATGCCACTTGCCGTGTATTCAGTCAAGTTTTGTTCTTTCATAGAAGTAATTAAACGTTTCTTAACTTCTTTCTCGGTTGCTTCTAAAGCGTCTTTCTTCTGACGTAAATCTCTCAACTTTTCAAACGCCACTCTGCCTTCAGGCGACAATCTTCCTTCTTCGATAGTAAATGTAACATCGTCAGAGGTGTAATCTTTTAAGTGTTTAGCATAATCTTCTGCAACCTTTGCTAAGTGTTTATTTTCAATCTCTTGTTCTGTAGTTAAAAATTCTTGCACGTGCGAAGTCTTAACATAATCTTGATAGATATCTTCTGCTTTTAACGCATCTACATCAACGATATTTTTGGTACCTGGTGCAATATATGTAATTGTTCCAATATCGTCTGACAACTTTTTAAGATTCTCTGCTTCTAATGTTCTTAACAACTGCTGTGTGTAATAATTGTATGCCGCGTCAATTCTTGCTTTTGTGCGTCTTGTCTTTACAAGCAACTGGGATGCAACTTCTACACCTTTACTGTTATACACATAAGCGTTATTGTTTACTGTTGCGAATCCAATTTGCTCATTCTCATTCAGCCTTTGAAGTTGTGTGTTCAGACTGTCGGCTGCATGCTGGGCACCTTCAATCGTTGTGAAGTGTGCCTCGTCACCACCGTAAGGGCATGGTCTAACCACTGCCTTGCATATTCTTGGGATGCCTCCCTTACCAATATGGTATTTTGTCATTTTTCTACTCCTTTGGTCTATAGTTATTAATGTCTAGCGATTTGTCCAGTTCTGTCATATCTTGTTTTAGACTTATATCTAAGTCGTTCATTTCACCTCTCAACAAACTGGCTAATTCGTCTGTGCTAAGTGATTCTAAGTCGTCTTTCTTGTCTGTTTTGGTATCGGTTTCTTTAGTGTTACTATCCTCGAGTTCGTTAAGATTTTTGCCACGGGCCGAGGCGTCTTCCAAAAGAGCGTCTAAACTATAACCCTGTCTGGCTACCGACTCTCTTGCAGGCGTAGTATTGTTCGCTAAGAAGTCTGCACCATAGCCCTGCTCTCCTATTTTTTGCTTCAACTGCTCTCTTATAATATCTGCGGTATCACTGTCTAGCATATCATCTAAATACATACCACCATTCTGCTTACGCTCTATTTTTATATTCTGATATGCCAGTACATCTGCCTCCATCTGTGCTTGTTCGATTGAGTCTGCCATAATATGAGTAGTATATGGACACTTGCCTTCTTTTGCTCGACAAACACCAATACTACCATCTGTTCTAATATGATATTTTGTCATACTCTATTCCTGTCTAGTCCTTGGTGAACTCTGTTGTGTCGTTAGGGCCTTCTCTCCACTTGTATCCTTCTTTTTCAAGAGTACATATTATCTTCTGTAGAATCGCTGTTGCTTGTCCGTCTTTTAGTTTAATGTTTGCCCATTCAAGTGGCCCTTTTAGAATTTTTGTTGCCCTTTTACCAAAGGCACCTGTTGAGAACTTTGCCCAGTATAGTTTACCACCGTCTGCATTTAAACCGTGCAAGATATCTGCCTTAATATCAGGGTCTTTTATAAATGCATCAGCGATATCGTTAGTTGTAAATACATGTTTTGCTTCTTCAAGTCTCTTTATTGCACAATTCCTTACGATTGAACTAAGGTCATCTTTTAAGATTTCTAAACCGTAGTCTTGCTTTGCAACTGCTCTACGAACTAGCGGGCTTGGGTCATTAATAAGTTTGTCTAAATGTTTGCCTTGCATTGCAATCATTGCACGGACATACTCGTCTGGGTCATCTACCAATTTATCTAACTTGTAGCCATTGCGTGCAACGGCCGCTCTGACCTCTGGGCTCCAATCATTAATTAAGACATCTAAACCGTAACCAGACTCTGCACATTCCACTCTCTCGTATTCATAATCGCTGTACATCTTCTTAGTCATGGTTTCATTATATTTGTCAACCTGTTTCTGAAATTTTCGCTCTGTCATGTCGCCAGTTTGATGTATAACGTGGTTACAATTACCATGACCAGGTGTCTTTGCTGTACACCATGTAATTTCGCCATTTCTGTTTAGTGCTCTTACCTTTGCCATTTTTAACTTCTCCTCTCTTGAAATCTATATCAAGATTTTAAATTTTACTAATGCATACGTTGCTCAGGAGAACGGTTTTAAGCGGTGATTTATGTTGATTAGGTATGGTCCATCATCCTCTTCATTTTTGACCTTTCCATACCTAAAAAAGTCACACGGATTCTTC